TAGTTCTAGTTTTAGTAAAAGTGGCAATAAACAGGCGTTAGCAACTACTTTTGATAGTTTTAAGTCTGGATTAGAGGCTGCTGAAGGTGGCGAACAATTAACGTATGGCGATGATAATGTTAATACAAATATTGGCGCTCGTGGAAGCAATATTTTTGGGGGAAATAAAGATACCTTAACGACATTAGAATTATCTGATGGCAGTATTTTAAGTTCTGCTGCTGGTAAAGATAGTAATGAGGTTAAAACTGTAAAGCGTTTGGCTGATGAAATAGGTGCTGCTTTTATAGAAAAAGAAGAAGTAGATACTGATGTTGAAGTCGATACAGAGGTTGAAACAGAAGTAGAAGGTTTAGACGGTGCTTATGATATCGTTGATGAAAGCGTTCTGGATGGCACAGACATAGATTTTGGAGATACAGACGCAGAGGTTGCTGCTGGAGAGTTGTTAAGTGAAGTAGGAGAAGGTGCAGCAGCTGCGTTTGGCGGTGAAAATGTTGGAGATACGGTGGTAGACACATCGAGCTTTACAGATAGTGAAGCAACAGCAGCAACTACATCACAAACAAATGCAGATTTAGAAGCAGCAATAGAAGCAGCTGGTGATAGCAATGCAAGTTCTGGATCAAGTATTCTAACGTCTGTTCCGGCAGCGTCTACAACTGTAAGCACCAATAGTGCTCTTGGCGGTCAACAGGAAAAAGATGCTGCTATTACGATTGGCCCATCAGAAGACGATGCCGTAGATTTTTATACACAAGGTCAGCGTGGCACAATTATGACCAGAACTGGTGGTTTATTAACTGACCCAGATGATCCGGCACTGCGTAGCAGACGCGGATTGATTGCTGGTTAATTATGATAATGAACAAGAAAAAACCGCAAAATATAGCTGGGCTTATGGGGCGTGATGCAATGCAGCCAGCGCAAATGCCAGGCATAGCTACTGTCGATCCGTTAGAGCGTATGCTGCAAAAATCAGCCGGACGATCTCAGGGCAGGGTTTTAGAGGGTATTAAGGTCAAACGTCCATCGATTATGGGCAGTTACGGAAAAAAATAATGGCACAAGTAAATCCTATTATAGCGCAGCTTGATAAGCGATTAAAAACGCTACAAGTCCAGCGATCAAATTGGGAAAATCACTGGCAGCAACTCGCTGATTTTATGTTGCCACGCAAAGCAGACATTACAAAACGCAGAACACAAGGCGATAAACGAACAGAATTAATCTATGATGGTACGGCAATACATGCAGTAGAGCTGTTAGCATCGAGCTTGCACGGTATGTTAACCAGCCCAAGTACACCTTGGTTTTCAATGCGATACAGAAATCCAGGGCTACAAAGGGATGACGCAGCAAATGAATGGCTAGAAGTGTGTACAGATCAAATGTATCAGCACTTCAACAGAAGTAATTTTCAACAAGAAATACATGAATTATACTATGACCTGGTGGTTTTTGGCACTGGTGCATTTTATGTAGAGATGAACCCTGATGGTTTGCGGTTTGCTTGCAGACATATTGCGGAGATATGTATATCAGAAGATCCAAGTGGTCGGGTAGATACGATCTATCGTAAGTTTAAAATGTCAGCTCGTGCCATACAGATGCAGTTTGCAGACATAAAACTACCGCAAAAAATAGAAAAAGACGTAGAAAAAGATCCATACGCAGAACATGATGTCATACATGCCGTTTTCCCACGCAGTGAAACAAAGGGAAGCTTTGCAAAAGACAAGCCTGTAGCATCAATATACTACCTCTCTGATGGTCTTGCGATGCTATCAGAAAGCGGATTTGATGAGTTTCCGTTTATGGTTCCGCGTTTTGTAAAAGATTCAGTTAGCCAGTATGGTCGCTCTCCAGCTATGACTGCTCTGCCAGATGTAAAAATGCTCAATAAAATGAGCGAAGTGACCATACGAGCCAGCCAGAAACAATTAGATCCACCCCTCATGGTTCCTGATGATGGCTTTATTTCACCAGTAAGAACATCACCAGGAGCTTTGAATTTCTACCGATCCGGAACAAGAGATCGACTAGAGCCGCTTAACATAGGTGCAAACAATCCACTTGGTCTAAATATGGAAGAACAAAGGCGTAATGCAATACGCCAGGCGTTTTATGTAGATCAGCTGTTATTGGGTCAGGGCGCTAATATGACGGCTACGGAAGTGTTGCAAAGAAACGAAGAGAAAATGCGGTTGCTTGGGCCTGTTTTGGGTAGGTTACAAGCCGAATTGCTCCAGCCGTTAATCTCTAGATCCTTTGCATTGCTTCTCAGGTCTGGTCTCCTCCCTCCAGCTCCTGAGGAGCTACAAGGACAAGAAGTAGACATTGAGTATGTCTCACCACTTGCCAAGGCACAAAAGCTAACAGATCTACAGGCCATGCTGCGTGGATTTGAGATCTTACTGCAAGTTGCAGAAGTAGCGCCTGTAACCGATTACCTCGATGGCGATAAGATGGTGCAATACCTGGTTGAAACCGCTGGGCTTCCGGCAAGGGTTATTCGTGGCGCTGGCGAGGTTGAAGAAATAAGAAGACAACAGGCCGAAGCACAAGCAGCAGCGCAACAACAACAAGCGCAAATGCAAGAGGCAGAAGTGGCTAATAAAGTAGCACCGTTTATTAAAGCGCAAGCGCAAACGGCTCCACAGCAATGAAGGAAATTGAAGAGTTAAAACTTGCCTATCGTCGGACGTTTAACACCGAAGATGGCAATAAAGTACTAAGTGACCTCAAGGCTAGATTTGGTTTTGAGACAACCACGTATACGGACAATCCATATAATTCTGCATTTAATGAAGGTCAGCGTGCAACAGTGTTGCTGATTGTCCGGATGCTGATCGAAGGGAAGGAACCCGAATGAGCGAAGAGGCAATCCAAGACACTGGATCTCAGGAAGTCGCACCGGAAGCTGTAGCAGAAAGCGCAGCACCACAAAATTTTAGAGAAACTTTACCAGAAGATTTGCGTACTAAGCCTGGTATAATGAAATTTAAAGACGTACCTGGTTTAGCACAAGGTTATGTAAACCTTGAGGCTATGATGGGAGCTGATAAAATTGGCAAGCCACAACAAAGTTGGACGCCAGATCAATACAAACAATTCTATTCGGAAACAGGCAGACCACAAAGCGCAAATGATTATGCCATAGATTTCGGTATGGACGTAGAGGAAACAGACATAGAGGCTTTTCAACAAGCCGCCTTTGATGCCGGACTAGCGCCAGGACAAGCGCAAGCAATCGCGCAGTATCTAAGCAACCAGGCACAAGGTGCACATGAGTATAACCAGCAATCAACAGCGCAAGCGGTTAATGGTGCAATACAAGAGCTGCAAACAGAATATGGTCAAGCCTATGAACAAAAAACAAAGATGGCGCACACTGCTGCAACAGCTTTGTTAGGCAAAGAAGGTCTATCAATATTTGAAGATGTGCGATTACAAGATGGGCGCAAACTAGGCGATCATCCTGACATTGTACGGATGTTTGTAAGTCTTGCCGAAAATATTGGCGAAGACAGCTTGCTAGGTGAGCCCACGGAGCTGATTAAAACACCAGATCAAGCCAAACAGGAATTAAAAGAACTGATGCGTCCTGGCACTCCATATACGGATGCCAGACACCCAGAACATGATGCATATGTGCGCAAAGCACAGGAGCTTTTTGAACTCGCATCGTGATTAGTGGATAACCGATAGGCCCACGCGACAAGCATGTGTGACATGTAGACTGACTGCCTCAAGCAGTAAGCACGGCCCCGATAGGGATAACCAAGCGCAGCAACCCAAAAATTTAAATTGAAACTGAACTGTAAAGGAGAGACTTATGTCTACTCAAATAACTACAGCTTTTGTCAATCAGTTTTCCGCAAATATCCAAATGCTAAGTCAGCAAATGGGTTCGCTGCTGCGTGATGCAGTAGATGTGGAAAGTGTAACTGGTGAGAAAGCTTTCTTTGATCAAGTGGGATCAACAGCAGCGGTAAAGAAAACAAGCCGACATGCAGATACACCACTTGTTGAAACACCACACACAAGACGCATGGTAACCATGTCTGATTATGAGTGGGCTGACCTAATCGACGATAACGATAAGGTGCGTTTGCTGATCGATCCAACCTCAACTTATGGCAAAGCTGCGGCTGCTGCGATGGGCAGAGCGATGGACGATGAGATCATTGCAGCCGCACTGGGTACAGCACAAACTGGTAAAGATGGCGGTACATCAACTGCACTACCATCAGGTCAGAAGATCGTTCATGGATCTGCTGGTCTTACAGTCGCAAAGCTTCTAAGTGCAAAAGAAACGTTGGACGCAGCATCTGTTGATCCATCAATCGCTAGAACCATTGTGGTTTCACCAAAACAAGTCACAGATTTGTTAAACACAACAGAAGTGAAGTCATCTGATTTCAATACTGTTAAAGCACTTGCTCAAGGCGAAATAAACTCATTTATGGGTTTTAATTTCATCACAAGCAATCGTCTAACTACCGATACAAACGGTAACCGCCAGGTTATTTGTTTTGCATCTGATGGTGTAAAAGTCGCAATGGGCAAAGAGCCTATGGCGAAAATCGATGAACGTGCCGACAAATCCTACGCAACGCAAGTCTACTACTGTCAAACTCTTGGTGCTACGCGCATGGAAGAGGTGAAGGTAGTCGAAATTGCTTGCACTGAATCATAAGGAGATTGAGAAATGGCAACAGTTTATTCGACACAACGAACCAACAATCGTGCAACACCAGTAGCGATGAATAAAGCTAATGAGTTAGGCGGTCGTATCCGCTGCGCTCATGGTGTTTATGAAGCATCTTCACTAGCATCCGGTGATGTTATAGAGATGTTTATTCTACCAGATGGCGCGAGATTGTTAGAAGGATCACTAGCACATGATGCTTTGGGTTCATCTACAACTCTGTCAGTTGGCTATGCTGCACACACAAATGCAGCTGGTACAGCCGTAAGCGCTGCTGCAGCCGCATATAAAGCAGCAGCTGCGTCAACATCAGCTCAAAAAGTAGATATTCTTGCTACTTTAGCTCTAGGTTCTGGAACAGAAACCGACACTAACGGAAGTGGTGTTGCTGTAACAGTGACGATGGGCGGTGCTGCTGGCACTGGCACAATCGAAGTAACCATTAAATACGTGGTTGATTAATTAAGAGGGGCGTGAAAGCGCCCCCCTTTTTTTATGGGGAAAACAAATGACTTCTATAGTTGATATAGCAAACTATGCGCTGAATACGTTGGGAGCGACAAACATCACAACGCTCGATGAAAACAGTA